CACAGGCTCTAAGGAATCGAATGCCTCCCATTCTTGAAGTTCCTCAAGTGAGAGGCATTCCAGCAAATCATTAGGGTGTGCGTATCCTAATTCTCGACACAACCTGAAGAGGAATCTTCGGGTGTGCCGCTCTCGGAGTTTTTTACTGCTTCCTCTTTCGCATTCACAGAAATGCCATTCAATTCTCCCGCTTTAAGAGAAATCGCATCTATCATCTCCGCAGGTTTATTCTCTGCAAGCAGGTCTGCATCCCTTAGAGAAAGAAGCAGGTTACCTTCTTCATCACAAAGAGAAAGTGCCGCTACTTTTGCATTGAATCCTGAAAGATCCTGTTCAAACTGAACCTGTCCGTTCTTGTCAATACTACGCCTAAGAACCGAATTTTCTAGCTGATCTTTCATCTTAGAAGACATCTGGCGAACGAACACAAAATCTCCATTAGGGAATTCAACACGTTCCACCCTAAACGGTGCTTTTTTCAGAAGTTCTTCCCTGTTCAAAAATGCCATGATTAGGCTCCTCTCTTAATTACATTCCACTACTGCCCTTGAATACATCAACAGGGCCGCTAATCTGAATCGTAACATCCGCAGTAATCTTGTCATCCGTAGGAATCGTCAACGGAATTTCAGTAACAAGTCCATCGAATTCGATCACAGTTTCTTCATCATCCGGAAGAATGACCTGATATGCAACAGGATCATTACTCTCAAAATCTGCCTTCATCTGAAGATAGGTTGCCTGAGTAAAATTCATCGCAAGGGTCATGGTGCCCGCATTTCTGAATCCTGTGATGAATGTCCGATATCCACCCGCAGTATCAAGGGTAGACGTATCAATCGTATCCCTCGACATACCGGGTCCAGTAATATTGTTAATCTCCGCAATTTTTTTCCATCCACCCGACGATCCCGATGTAGGGTCCCAACGGTTGAATACTGTTCCAACACCAGCGATTGCCATATTAAGCACTCCTCCTTTGAATTTCAAAACTAGCAATTAACCGCACTCTTGCATTTTCATCCCAATCCAAGAGCATCGGTGCTCTGGAACACCGCACTACACTATACAATGTCCCATTCCATGTTTCCTGAGCAATCCCGTGCAACCTCCGTACAATCTGTTCAAGAAGATTCCAACCAGTGACATACGATCTGGAACGAACTCTTACTTGAACAGCCGGGTACTCGTATATCTCTTCTTTGTTAAAGGTAAGCTGAGGCACCCATCCTACAACGTCGAAAATTGTAACTGTTTCGTCTGGTTGTGCAGGCTCTCGTCCTACAAATAAATTTGATCCGAATGTTAATCCAAACTCATTAACAGGATCGTATCCACTGGATGATTCGGAAGGAGGAATATACGCTAAAATATCCTTTATATCAATAGAAGGAGCATTCATCGTATTTTCGCCTCCGATTGTATCACCATCAATACTCGTTTGGTACTATTTTTTATTCCTGCTTCAAAAAACTAAGCACCAGAACCTGGTTTTGTAAAATGTGCGCCTACGTTTTCATGTACCCACATCGTATAATAGGCAGAAAAACCTAATGCTACCGCCGGTTCTTTACCTTTAATCATAGAAGCGGATTCTGAAATCGCCTTAGCGTGGTCACTCTTTAGCTTTGCAACATCTCGGTCATTATACGGACCCGGCAGAAAACTAGGATTCCTTCCAGCCCGAACACCACCATTGTTCGTGACAACAAACCAACTATGGCGCATATTCCCTGTATCAACAGGTATAACAGGAGGCATAGAATCCATCGTATCTTTGATAATTGATGCGCCACGTATCAATCCAAGTAGTGTTCGTCCCTGAATTTTCATTATCTGTGCATTTAGATTTTGAATCACTTTAGGCAGTCCCTGCCAGGCAACGTACGCCATTACAGATACACCTTCTTTACGAATTCCTTGGACGATCTGAACAAAGGAACCCGTTCCAGTGTCTTTATTTCCCGTGCGCCAGGTATTGTGAGTGGAGCGGCTTTTTGTGCGGTAGACAAGGATGCAAGAGAACCAAGCCACAACACACCTTGAAGCTCCACATCATCATACAACAGGATTTCCGCATAAGAAATAAATTCGTTGCTTGTAGGAACATACGCACTTTGCCACTTTATTACCTGCACTTTATCTGTCCACCGACATTTTATTTCTGCGGGAGAAGTATACGTCATTCCGCCAAATCCATCGGGCTTCGGAGCCCCCCAATAAACGGCAGACTGAACACACACTTTTTTTATGAACTTGATAAGCCCGCTAGCCATCAATCAAAATTCTTAATGGCAATCATGGTGACAGTCTTGCCACCGAGAGCTGCCATCCTTCCTGATGGATCTAACGACAGCACCATCTGGCCGTATGGTGTGGATGTTAGATTCTGTCCGTACTTACCCGTGTAGTAAATTTCTGCACCGCCGGCACCTTCCCTAGTTGCCATTCTCTCAACTGTAGAAGCAATCATGTGTGCGGTCAGCCATTTTTCTACTTCAGTAAGCATTGTTTCCGACAGATATTCTGTAAGGACCGCATTCACAAGATTATTTGCACTGGTGATAAATGCGGTAAGAACAGGATCTGTCAGTTCAGAATCAGGAAGGATCAATTTTACTTCCGCTGGAGTTACTCTAGCCATCAGCACTCCTCCTTCCGTTCATTCTTCCATAGCTTTGGGTCTAGATAATCCGCTACAGAAGATTTCCATTCAAGCCCTACCCATTCAATTACTTCATATAACTGTTGATAATCGTTTCTTACGAATCTTTCCGGCCAGACAACCTTACAATTAACTCCCGCAGTCAACATCCCTACAAAGGCTTCTTCATACTTATGTACCCACTGGATCCATGCTTCTGATTCTGTTTCCGCTCCAATTTCATCACGATACGTAGGATTCTTAAATGCCTTCATATACGAGGTTTGCAAACATGACGAAACTATGTCACCTGTGCGTCTACGTACTAGGACCCATTTGGCGTTAGGATAGGCGTAGGACCACACTTTCCACATAAGAGCCGCTATGTTACTCTTATATAGCCATTTGCCTCCCATATAGCCATCCTTATGCAAGGCGTCAGAAATCATAGCGTCCCAATCAATCGGAATCATCATATAGTCAGGATTCGCTAAAGGCCATTGTCCTGCTGGATCTACTCGTAAAACTTGAAGAAACGGTTTTACAACATCCTCGTAAATAATCCGATTCTCTCCCATGCCTCTTGTTTCGTGTTTTGTAGGTTGAGGAGCTGTTCCTACAAACGCACCACACAACGCAAGCATCCCCGAAACAATACTTGTTCCGCTTCGAGGACATCCTGTTACGATAATGGGAGATTCTACATACGGTTTCATTTTCCCCACCAGCAAGAATCTATCCATTCCGTTCTAATTTCATGTGGACGAGGAGTGCCATGCGCACTTACGATTCTTGCATTTTTAGGCAGTCTGTTCTGGTTAGGGCGCACGTCCCACTTATAAGAAACCAACTGCCCGGGTATTTCTTCTTGCCAGTACAACAGATGCTTCCAAAGAAGTTTGTAAATCTCCCGTTCATCTCCTTGATACTTTTCAGCATACTTGGAGATGTTCTTGTAATTCTCCCATAGCTGGTATGTTTCACCTGCTTCAAATCCTAGCAAGTCTCCTGCTGTAACCCTTCTTGTGAGTTCCATCCGTGTAGTGAAAGCCCCATCGTATTCTGCAAAATTAGTAAGGTCTCCTACGATGATAGTATCCAGATCAAACGTAAGCACCCTTCCCTCTAATCCTGCATCTGGGCTATGCACATACAATTTCGGATTACAACCCGTCCACGACATAGGTTGGAACTTACGTATCTCTACATGTGGATCCAACCCATCTTCAATATCATTGGAAAACAAGATGAACTTGTAATCCTTGTTCAAATTTCGACGGACGCCATTATACAGATTGTTGACATAAATCTTTGCCAAATCCACATCGTCCCATCCTGGGTACCGACTACTCGTACCTTTCCAGTAGAAACAGACGATATTTAGTGGCTTTTGAACCTTAGGTGGTGTCAATACTGCTGTATAATTGCGCCAAGAGTCAAGTACATCCCGTTCTTCCAGTGCCCATCCTTCAAACGCTTTGGATAGTGTTTCACGCCACCACGGAGCATCTTTAACGATCAGATGGGCATTTCGACCATCAGGTAGAATATCTCCCGACGGCCTCATACAGATATTCAGATAGACGCCTTTTTTAGCGTATCCTTTGATCTCTTCCAGCACGGCTGACAGATATTCAGGTTCAATGTGTTCAAGAACATCTGTAGAAACAACCATATCATACTGCTCTTCCGGCTTAACAGACCGGTGCGGTATAGCTGGATCGTATGCACCATACTTTGCTCTCTGGGCAAGATACGGGTAATCATTTGTGATGCAACGGATCAAAGATTCTTTTCCACATCCATAGTCCAGAAAAGACATTGTGTGGAACTGATGCAAAACAAGCCCAATGTCCTTAGCAAACCGATTGGCTGAATTACCGTACCCTCTCCGCTGGTTGTGTACCTCAGAATTAAGGCGAACGTATTCCTCTGATATTGTCTTCATAGAAAATTCACCTCAACTCCGTAATAGTCTGCGGCACGTTGGAGTACGATGCCTTCGTTCTTCCAATCATGGCTTGTTTCACTTCTGTAAAGTGTCTGCCCTTGTTCTTTGAGGTACTGTTGCAACTCAGGAGGATGATATGCTCCTTTCAGCATTCCACCCCTTGCAACATCATCAAACCCAACTAAATGAACTGTAGTGGGTTTTAGAAGTGCCATAGACGCAATAGCGGCAGCAGTACCTCTAGAGAACTTTTTATTATCACCGATCCATTCCCATACGGTTCTTCGTAACCACCGTATCGGACGACCCGCAATACCTGGAGCATCGACTGTATCATCATTCATCGCAGTAGAAGGACGTGCACCCGTGTACGCAACGTATGCCCACCAACAAAGAGAAGGCTTTCGTTCGATCACCTTTGCATAATAGTCAGATCCTCCCGTAGCATATACACCGATCGTATATTTACTACCATAGTCCTCTTCATCCTGCCAATCACATTCAATCATGCGAATAACGGTATCACAAAGGTTAATGAAACTGCCTAGTTTCCTTCCGCGAGTGCTAGGACCATGTCCTATAACCGCGATATTGTTTTTATGGAGAACCATTCAATATCGCCTCCACTGTAATTTTAGGAAAATCGTCTATTACGCTTTCAGGTGAGGCATTTAGTATTTCGATGCCCATCCGTTTAGCATCCGCGGCGATAATTGGAAACCCTCTAAGGTGTCGAGGGAACACGGATCGTTTTGCTAGATTCATTTGATACTCTTTGTGCCAATGACTGTTTCCATTAGGATCTAACTGCATATCAAATCCTAACAGAACAATCTTTTTAGCACCTAGATGAGAAGCTAGGCTGATTGCCGCCGCTCCGCTATTTGCATTCCAACATACGGTGTAAGGTACTTCACTAATACCGTGTGATTTTTTAGGATCCTGCGCTAGGTACTTAATACGTTCCCCATTATCTGCATGGTACGTATTTTTACTGAACATAGGTGCGCAAGATACCCTTACACCAGTAAATTGGGCTAATTCTTTTCTATGGTCCCGAAACCAACCATCGTCTCCGAAGAAACAAAAATCAACCCAATTTCCTAGCTGGAATGCCATGTTTACTCCGATGATGTGCTTAGAATGAATGCCTTCCATATACGGAGAATATGCAGAAAGCGGTAATCTTTTTTCTCTAACCGCTTCAATCACATTCTCAGGAATATGGAACTGTCGCATAATAGAGGGTCCTCCCCCTATTATCCAACATTCCCCATTCTCCCATATCCTCGGAGTATTCCACGCCCGCATAATATCAGGTAGAAAGTGCTAAAAGCAGTTTTTCGGCATCCTCTTTACCGAGCGGAACGTCATTGATACACTTACCATCAGGATCAACTACATCAAACATACCGTCTTCACGTTCACCAATAGCAAACTTAGAAGGAGCGGTAATCACTCGTTCCACAGCATTCTCGTCACCTTCGAGCAATTCAAACAGGTCACGAAATGCAGGCGGAATTTCACGAGGATACGCCTTGAATACTTCATTCGGCTTTACTTTCTTACCATTACCAAGCCTGAATGTAGCACCCTCCTTTTTCCTCCATGTGCACATTCCCGGAGGAGTAACAACAATCTGAGGAGTAATCACCTCAGTTTTAGAAGTAGTAATTTCAGGTTCTTTCTTTTCAACAACCTTTTTCTTTACTACCTTTTTCTTTACTACCTTACTTTCAGCCATTTTTACATGCCTCCTTTATATAGGCGTGATTAGCCTGATATTAACCTTTAGGATGCAGGAGCGAGATGAACGATGCCGCTCTTCTGGTTGTAGTCAGAACGAACCTGAGGAACCTGGATCGTCATAACTTTGTACTTATTGATGAAGCGTCCCTCAGTCTGCCATTCCACGTTCTGAATAGCCATGCCCTTCACAAGGCGAACCACATCGGGGGTCATCTGCACAAGGAGCACGTTATTGGCAGCGAGCACATCAATAACCTTGATTCCTTTGATACCTTCGATCTTCATGATCCTCTCCCGAATCGTAGTACCAGGAGTGGACGTATCGTAATCCGAGTCAAGGACAGTTTCGTAGGCAGTCGGAATGTAGAGCATCCAAGGCCCATAGTGGTAAGCATCAATGCTTGCCTGCTTCATAGAAAGAACGTCCTGAATGATCTTTGCACCTGTAATGACAGGATCACCAGAAGAGGTAGACGTATGATCATCCCAATGCACCGTGAGAGTGACAGGATTACGATGAGGATGATTGACAAGAGAATAGATTGTTCCACCACCGAACGAATAGGTTTCACCGGTGAACATCATTTTCTCTATCTTCTCCATAACCTTACGAGCGGCAACTTCTGCCTGAGTCGTATCGAGAGCATTACCAAGGCTACGAGAAGCGGCAAGAACCCGAGCATTAATCTCGTAGTCCACATGAATGATGGGAATGGGCAGGTACTTTGCACCGAAATTCACGCGGTCGCCCTTGCTCCTAGTAACTCCATCCATCGTAAGTTCTGCCTCGAAAGCGTCAGATACATCATGGTACTCAAGAACAGTGGTTCCCATAGCATTGTTGAGGTTGTAGACAAGTCCGTTTGCTTCAAGGTCAGCGATACCACCAAGACGATACCGAGAAACATTGAGAACAGCCTCATCCAGATACTGCCACTCTTCTCTGCGAAGAGTTGCGCCAGAATTCACGCGGATAGACTGATAACTCTTAGGATCCTTGGGATCAGCACCGTGTTTGCAGACGGTGATGTAGGAAGCTCCATCCCTTCCAATATACGGACGAAGCATAGCAGGATCAAGTCGGCCATTCGCCTGAAGGTTCTGGGCAACTTCTCCCTGAGCCGCTCCGTTAGCAAGAAAATCCATATAGACATTGGGTTCCATATTCAGCACTCCTCCTTATGTTTGTGATTACGCAATCCTGACGAGCAGGCGCTTGTGATAGCCGAGAGGACCAGAAACTTCAGCTCCGCTAGAACCAGACAGGTCAAGTGCTTCGGCGGCATATCCAACAATCTGCTCAGGATAGACAGTCCAAGGCACGGTGCTAGCACCAGTATCGGTAACATGCTTCTTCAGGCGACCGTAGCCATCGCTGGTAAGAGGATCCCCAATGACAACTTTCTGTCCGTCAGCAAGAATAGCATTAACTATATCCCCACGATAGGGAATCCAGCACTGGACGGGAGCATTCGCCGCATACGCATCATCAATCCCTTTGCCCTGAAGTTCGTCCTCAAGTGCGAAAATAGGAAATGCGTCCTTATCCGCCTGATTGTGTGCTTTAACCTTACCTGTGCTCTCAATAATGAGAAGCATCCCCGGAGTAATTGCCGCGCTGGCAACCATCTCCTCAATAACATCCGAATACTTCTTAACTTTGATGGTATTGTACGCCATATTCTTTTACCCTCCTTTTGATTAGGCTTTCAGCCCGATAGGAAGCAGAACTTCCTCAGTT